CCAGACCAACGACGCCAAGGATAACGGCCTCCTGTTCACCGGCAATGCCGCGTCCGTCATCCAGATTGGTACTTCACAAATTAATTTTTTTCAAAATTTTTCAAATGCGGGAGTGGCGAGAAGCATCACCATCACCCCGGGTGGCAATATCCAATTTTCAAATGTGGGGTCGTACCGTTTCATGGTCTACTTCGAGACGAAGGATGCTTACGTGGCCGATGCCGGCGTGTTCCAGTCGACGTCGGACACGCGCCCGGGCACGGTGACTTACCAGGCGCAAAGTCAGCTGAGTCTGGGGACACAAGGCCCCTACACGATCGACGTCATCGCTCGCGTCACGGACGTGACGAGCGTGTTTGGACTCGACGTCACGACCATCAGCGGCGGCCTGACGACCAACGTGTCGGCCAACGCCTACGTCACAATCATGAGTACGGACAACCTTCCGGTCACCACCTACTTTTATCTGGACTCGGTCGGCACATACCTCATAGACAGTGCCGAGCTCCGAATCGGCGGTCAGTCCATTCAGACTCTGACCGGTGAAGCCATCGAACTCTACAACGATCTGGTCATTCCAAAGGAGAACCAGCCCGGCCTCACGCTCCTGACCGGCAAACTCAATACGCAGCAGGCGGTTCTCGACCGGACCTATTACGTCAACTTGCCCTTCTTCTTTTATGGAAACCCCGAGCTCTCCGTGCCCATCTGCGCTCTCGGTCGTCAAGAAATGGAGATTTACGTGACGTTCAGACCGTTTGAGAGTCTGACCGCTTCGAATGTAGCAGTGACACAGACGGCCATCACCACTTCGCTCATCATAGAGTACGTATACCTGAGCGATCCAGAGGTTTCGTGGATGAACAGCCACCGCCTCGATTACATCATCACCCAAACGCAATACAACACCTTCAGACTCGAACAAGGAACCATCGTCGACCTGGACTTTGCGGGTCCGTGTAGAGAACTGCTGTTTGTGATTCAGGACGATTCAGCCACGCCATACATCTACGTCACCGACACGGGTCTCGGGGCGCTGCTGACCCTCAACGGCGAAGACTTTTTCGACCCGAGCACGACCGACTACCACTTTACCCACTTGGTGGGACCCCTCGAGAGGCACACACGCCAGCCCGACCGGACCGTCTACCTCGTCTCGTTCGCCCGGAACCCGCAGGACCCCCGGCCGAGCGGCTCGGTCAACATGAGCCGAATCAAACAAAAGAAATTTCAAGTTTTCCTACCGGGAACAACGTCCCTCGCCACCAAGGAGATGCGGGTCATCGCCGTCTCCTACAATATCATGCGGGTCGAGAATGGTCTTGCTGGGCTTTTGTATCAGTGAGACGAGTGCTTCGCACTCGGATCCAGGAATCTCTACAGAACTTCCGACCCTTAAAAAGGTCCCCACCGGCGTCCGGCGGACGCCTTCGCGCAGAGCCCCATCTTTTTTTAGGCCCAAAAGGTAGGGAATGGCCGGGCGCCAAGTGCTTGCTCAGCTCGGCCGAAACGACTTGGTCCTATCGGGCCAACCGGATATCACATTCTTTTTGGAACAATACAAGGCGTGTGGTCCGTTTGCGACTCGTGTCATCGACGTGCAGTTCAACAACCAGCCCCAGTACGGCTCCGACACGAAGGTCGACTTGCCCATGAACGGCGACCTCATCACGGCTCTCTACGCCCGGTTCAACTTGACCGCCGATCCCAACCTCGCCTTTTACGGTTCGGCCGGTCCACTGATGATCGAGCGAGTCGAACTCTCTTTCAATAATCAACTCATAGAGCGCCTGTGGGGCGAGTTTATAGTGCTGACCAACGAGTGCGAGGTGTCTTCTGGCCAACAGCCGAGTCTGACCAACTTGTACGGCCGGCCCGCAATTTACCCCTCGACCATCACGTTCACGGCCAGCACCATGTACACGGTGCCACTCAGGTTCAAGGCGCTTCAGAAGGGCCTGCCGGTCATCGCCGGCCTCCAGGTCAGGGTGATTCTCGCACCCGTCTCCAAGTTTGCGGCGGGACGGGTTTCTCTGCCCGTGGACTTCCACCTCTTGGCCGAGTACGTGTTCTTGGGCGATGCCGAACGCGAGTGGATGGCCCGGCAGGGCCGACGCGTGTACCTGTGTGAAAATGTAGAACGGGCCCGATTCTCCGTCCCGGCCGGCGTCTCCAACATTCGGTGCGTGACCGACTTTCTCCACCCCGTCAAGGAGCTCTTCTTCACTGTCCAAAATACAGGGACCGTTGGGTTCGACTATAACCTGTACTCTTCGAACGTCTCGGGCCTCTCGAACCTCAACCAGATCAACTCGATGGCCATGACGTTCAACGATTCCTTGCGTCTCGACCCCGCAGTGGCCACGTCACTGTACCTCGGGTCGGCCCAGTTTCTCGAGCATCACACGCGCATACCATCCATGCCCTTCTACATGTACTCATTCTCACTCGATCCAGAGGGCGACGCTCCATCAGGCGCTGTGAATTTTGGAAGAATCAAACATCAATATTTTGATTTCTACCTGGCACCAGTGCCCGTGCCCACCACCAGGACCATCACGGTATGGGCCAGGTACTACCAATTTCTCGAGGTCGAGGTGGGCCGTGGAATGAAGGTACTGTTCGACAACATCAGCGAGACGGGCTCGAGCGCGATTCTCCGGTGAGAAAACATTCAGGCCCGAAAGTAAATGGAACAGGCCGCCCTCGATCTGTTCCTGCCGGCCATGGAGTCGGCTGTGGTCATCGCCGCCCACTACGCCAAGGCGTGTGATCGGCCGGTCCTTGCTCAGGACGTGTGCATGGGGCTCATGTTCGCCGCGAGGCACGTCGTGGGCAAGCAAATTGGTTCTCTTTTTCCAGAAATTTACGAGGAGGGGTCAGACTCCGACTCGGACATCGAGGAGGTGGACGACTCGGACTACGTGTGGTCGCGATACGACGGGCCCGACGAGACCCTTCAGCAGGTGAACAGGTGCGCGGCCGACTGGGACACGTGGGAGCCCGAGAACCCAGCCGAGCTCGAGCTGAAATCAGCAGTCGAAAAGACCAAGGAAAAATATGGATGGGCCGAGCCCATGGGACCCGCATGAAGATCAGTACGGGCTGTCCCCTTGGACCCCCATCAGGGTGCCCGTCCCTTTTTCAAAAACAGAATTTAAAATTTTTAAACTTTCAGATTCAGATTCAGATGACGAGCCACGCATGTTCGAGGCGGTCCAGTGGTCCGTGCTAATACCAGACGAGAGCGACTTTGAGGAGGAGTGAAAGTCGTGCGGGGCGGCGTAGCCGGCCCGGGACGAGAGACCTGAGGATCTTCAGAAGCCAGGGTCTCTCACCAGGGGCCGCCGGCCCCGAGTGACTTTTTTTCCCAGCCCATAATATAAAATGGCCAGCACCCTTGTCTCCGCAGCTGTCGAGGTTGAGTCCTTCGCCCTGAACGCGATCGTGGGCTCCCTGGCGTTCACCGCCTCCCTGTCGTGGCTGGACTTTGTCCGCAGCATGGTGGCGGCCCTGATCCAGGTGCCGCGCAACACCAACTCCTTCTTCCTGATCACCGCCCTGCTGACGACCCTGCTGTCGGTCGTGGCCTACATGCTTGTCAAGTTCGCCGCCCGCAACGTGACCATCCAGAAGCCCAGCCAGGTCTATGCAATTACAAAGTGAGCCTAGACGAACTCGGCCACAGGGTTCGGTCTCAAGAAAGTCTTGTACCCCCAGTAACCCAAAGCAATTAAAAGCAACAAAACGAGGATCGTCCACCGGCCGAACGGCGTCTTTTTAGGAGGCGGGGGCGGTGGGGGCGGCTTGGCCTGCTCATCAAGCATGCGCTTGATTTCCAGCTCACCAAGCCGTCTGCTCATGTCCTTCAGGTCCTCTTGCTCCTCTTCAGATTCTCTGTCACGAATGTGAAGACGAAGCACGAATGCATTGGTTTCCCAGCCCCGGAAGTTCAGGGGCGCCCCGGACTTGTCGACCCACCGGACGGTCAGACGCTGGAGGGACGC